ATGCTACTTTTTCAGAAATACCAAAGATAATAAGGAGAGTTAATACTATGAGCTTCGAATTTGATTTTACTCAAGAAAAAGTAGCATCCTGTTTACCACGAAACAAAAATATATCAAAATTATTTGAGGCACTCAATGAAGTGCTTCCAAAATATGAAATTACTTCACCAAAAAGAGTTGCAGCTTTCTTGGCACAATGTGGCCATGAATCAGTTGATTTTACAGTTTTGAAAGAAAATCTAAACTATTCAGCCGAAGGACTCACTAAAGTATTTCCAAGAAGATTCCCTGCTTTAGATATTGCACAAAAATACAATCGTCAACCTGAAAAAATTGCCAACAAGATTTATGCCGACCGTATGGGTAATGGGCCAGAATCATCTGGTGATGGTTACAAATACCATGGTCGTGGTGCAATTCAATTAACGGGACATGATAACTATAAGGCCTTTGCTGATTCAGTTGATAAAACAATTGATGAAGCCGTAGCATACACAGAAACACTTTCCGGTGCTATTGAGTCTGCCTGCTGGTTTTGGAATACAAACAAATTAAATCAATATGCTGATTCTGCCGATTTAGTCACATTAACTAAACGAATCAATGGCGGCACAATTGGTTTAGATGACCGTGTAAAACACTATAACCATAACATAGAGGTTTTAGCGTAATATAAGTAGTAGTAATTAATGATTTTCAGTATTGCATTTTAGCTGAAAGTGTTATAAAATATGGATGTTAGAATAAAAAACTAACGATAAAACTCAAGTTAGACCTTGAATGACCGAGATAAAGGCCGTTCTCTCTAATGATTTGGTTTATAAAATAAACTTTATAAATCTTAGGAGAAATACCATGTGGACAACACCATCAGCAACTGAAATGCGCTTTGGCTTTGAAGTTACAATGTATGTAATGAACAAGTAATATTGTTCTTATACCGAACCCCACTTCGGTGGGGTTTTTTATTTGGAGTTTACCGTGAGTAAGATTATAGGATTCAGTTGTTCTACTTTTGACCTTCTTCATGCAGGACATATTCTAATGTTAGCCGAAGCTAAACACACCTGCGATTATCTTATCGTTGGTCTTCAAACTAACCCAGCAATCGATAGACCAGATACCAAAAATAAACCAGTTCAATCAATTGTTGAAAGATATGTTCAGCTTAATGCTGTTAAATTTGTTGATGAAATTATTGTATATGAAACTGAAAGAGACCTTGAAGACTTACTCATGTTCTTGCCATTAAATGTTCGATTCATTGGTGAAGAATATCACGGTAAAGATTTCACAGGAAAACAAATTTGTGTTGACCGCAACATAGATATAATATACAATTCAAGGACACATCGTTTTAGTTCAACAGAGCTTCGTCAAAGAACCTACCAATACGAATTAAATAAGAAAGCATAATGGCATTCCTAGTCCACAATTTACCACCAATCCAATGTTATGTAAAGAAGGAGTTTCTCTATGACTTTGAAAAAGGCCATGGTGAATATGAACCTTGTATTTGGTTAACCATAAAATGTATCAAAGGGCAAGCTTTTCGCATTGAAGCACTATTGCCCAATTATGGCGCCATTTATGATAAGCTTCCTTTACATGCTTTTGTAACAAGACAAACTGACCTTAAAAATGCAATATTACCTTTGGATTACTTGCAAATTTGGGACTGTTTGAGTTATAATATTACTGTCATTGAAAAAGATAATTTACGAATGTTAAAATGTAAATTCTTGGACAAAGACAAAAAATGGCATTATGGTGAATACATGTTCACCGTAGATTTTTGCCAAAATGACCCTGGATACTTAAATACAGGATTTTCTGAAACAGCGGAAGAACATAAAAGCTATAACTTTATTAAATTAGATAATGGTCAATTTGCTTCACAACCAAATAACAAAACATTATTCTATGATGCTTCTTTAACTGTTCCTGAATTTAAGATACCAGATTTTAAAATAGCGTCAAAGTTGTATTCGGTAGAAAAAAATATTAAACATTCTGCCAGAATCAACAATGATTTTTTTTATGATTTTGAAGAAAGAAAATAATGAACACTCGTGAATTAGCCAAGAAGTTAGCAATTGAATACAAAATGCCAAGAGCCGATAGATATGATTTATACCTTCGGGAATATGATAACATGGTTGAAATTTTAGGATGGGTGCAAGACCCAACCCGTGAAATGAATGAATTTCGTGGAAGAGAAATGCTTTTTCCTAAACGCTGGGTAACTATTGGTGTATTACCTGGAAATGTTATGTCAGGAGAAGAATAATGTCTATTAAATTAATCACACTTAAATCAACACAGACACTCATTGGTGAATTAGATTGCACCAAAGACGATGTGGTGGTCATTAAACAGCCTGTTCAAGTGATTGTTCAACCAACTAAAGAAGGCCCTGTAATGGGTTTTGCACCATTCCTAGAATTCGCTGAAGAATTTAAAAAGGGCATTACCATTTCAATGGATAATATTCTTGCTGTTACAACACCAGTTCGTGAATTGGAAAACCAATATAATAAAATGTTTGGTGTAGGTATTGAAATTGCCTCTGTTATTCCAAAAATCTGATATAATGGTTGAATGACAAAATTCTATACAAATGTTGCCTCTTTTGGCAATAGTATTTTTTATCGTGGTGTTAATAATGGCAGGCGTGTTAAATTAAAAGTTCCTTATACACCTACATTATATTTACCTTCTAAAAAAACAACTGAATTCAAAACACTCGATGGTGAATACCTTGAGCCTATGAAGTTTGAATCTATTCGTGAGGCTCGAGACTTTGCTAAACGATATGAAGAAGTTGCAAACTTTAAAATCTATGGTAACACCAACTATCAGTATGCTTTTATTGCTGATGAGCAAAAAGGCATGATTGATTGGAATATTGAAAACATTTCAATTGCTGTTATCGATATCGAAGTTGGTTCTGAAAATGGATTTCCCGACCCATATCTAGCTAATGAGCCCGTGACAGCTATTGCCATTAAGTATATGACTGGCGATATCGTTGTATTTGGATGTGGTGAATATCAACTTCAAGGCAACGAAAAGTATATCAAGTGTGATGATGAGATTCAGTTATGCGAAAGATTCTTACAATTCTGGCAAGAAAATTGTCCCGATGTTCTCTCTGGTTGGAATATTAAATTCTTTGATATACCATATCTTGTAAATCGATTTAATAAACTCCTAGGCCAAGATGAAACAAAAAAACTATCTCCATGGAATGTAATTAACAATCGTAAAACATTAATTAATGGCCGTGAATTGATTGCCTATGAATTTCTAGGAGTATCTTTCCTTGATTACATTGAGTTATACCGATGGTATGCACCAGGTGGTAAATCACAAGAATCATATCGCTTAGATAATATTTCTCAAGTTGAACTTGGTGAAGGTAAAATATCATATGATGAATATGATAATCTTCATGCTCTGTATCGTCAAAACTATCAAAAGTTTATTGAGTATAATATCAAGGATGTAGAACTCATCTTTAAACTTGAAAACAAACTTAAACTGATTGAACTTGGTTTAACTTTGGCCTATGATACCAAAACCAACTATGAAGACATCTTTGCACAGACTAGAATGTGGGATGCCATCATCTATAATTATCTTCTTGAAAAAAAGATTATTGTTCCGCCAAAGACTGTCAAACAAAAAGATTCGGCCTTTGAAGGTGCCTATGTAAAAGACCCACAAGTTGGCAAGCATGATTGGGTAGCATCATTCGATTTGAATTCACTTTACCCACATTTGATGATGCAATTTAATATTTCACCAGAAACTTTGATTGAACCAGCAAATTATTCTCCTGAGATGCGTGACATTATTATGGCAGGAGTGACAGTTGATAAGATGATTGATAAACAAATTGATTTATCAAAACTTAAAAATACTACACTTACTCCAAATGGTCAATTCTTTCGAACTGATAAAAGAGGTTTCTTACCACAAATGATGGAAGAAATGTATGATGACCGAAGTAAATTTAAGAAGTTGATGCTTAAATCTAAACAAGATTATGAAAATGAAAAAGACCCAAGTAAAAGAAAAGAAATTAAAAACCTTGTGGCAAGATATGAAAATCTTCAGTTAGCTAAAAAGGTTTCACTTAATTCAGCTTATGGTGCCCTAGGTTCACAGTATTTCCGTTTCTATGATTTAAGAATGGCTCTTGCTGTTACAATGGCAGGCCAATTAAGTATTCGTTGGATTGAAAAGAAACTTAATGAATACATGAATAAATTATTAAAGACATCGGAAGATTATGTAATTGCTTCTGATACCGATTCGATTTATCTTCGCCTTGGTCCATTGGTAAATAAAGTTTATACTGGCGATAAAAACCCAGGATCCATTATACAATTTATGGACAAAGTGTGTGAAGATAAAATTCAACCATATATTGATGAGAGCTATCAAGAATTGGCTACATATGTAAATGCCTATGAACAGAAAATGCAAATGAAAAGAGAAGCACTTTGTGATAAAGGTATTTGGACTGCCAAGAAAAGATATATTTTAAATGTGTATAATAATGAAGGCGTTCAATATAATGAACCACAGATGAAAGTTATGGGACTTGAAATGATTAAGTCATCAACTCCATCGGCGATTCGCCAAAAGATGAAAGAGGCCATTACAATTATGATGCGTGGCACCGAAGATGATATTCATAATTTTATTGAAGACTTCCGTATAACATTTAAACAATTACCACCAGAAGAAATTTCTTTTCCAAGAGGACTAAATGGCCTCAAAGAATATTCTGATTCAGTTATCATGTATAAAAAGGGAACACCCATTCATGTAAAGGGTGCTATTCTTTATAACCATCATCTTAAACTATTGGGCCTTGAAAAGAAATATCCTAAAATACAAGATGGTGAAAAACTAAAATTTACATATCTTAAACAACCTAACCCATTTAAAGATATGGTCATTTCATATCCTGGTAGATTACCTAAAGAATTTTGCCTTGATAATTATATTGATTATGATACACAATTTGAAAAGGCCTTTATTGAACCAATTAAAATAGTATTGGATTGTATGGATTGGACAATTGAAAAGAAAAATTCATTGGAGGGTTTCTTTGGATAATATTCGTATCATTAAAACAGGTATCAATGTCTCAAAGATTGTAAAACAATTAGAAGAATTTAAGGATGATTGGCAAGCACAAAGAAACATTGAAGGAGCTCAATCATTATTAGACCGTGGTTATTATGATGTTCCTGCTGGTGTTTTGCAATTAGTGGTAGGTGGCGTTGAGAAAGCTGAAGACTTTGTTGGCGATTCTGAAATAAACATATTAACTCCAGCTTATGAACATCACACCGAAATCATTTATTTCAGAAT